CAACTATGGTAATTTGTTTTACGGGTAAACTTTGTAGGTCTGTTACACCTACACCCTCTTTACCAACAATTTTGTTTATGTCATTTCCGTAAACCATGAGATTTCTCATAGCGTTAATCATAATGTCATCGAAGTCTAGAGTATCTTCTACAAGTTCTCTGATAGCCTCTCGTATCTGAGCATTTTTACCACGACTATAATTTATTTCATAGTTGTTGGCTGTTAGAGATACAGCACGAACAGCACCATTTAGTTCGGGGTCTAACTTTAACATATTGTCAAATAACTCAAACTCATTGTCAAAGTTACTATCGTTTCTCAAACGCTCCGTATTTCTTACAATATCGGGTACACCCGCTACCGCACTGAAACTTTCATCCATTAGACCTATTCTTTCTATCATAGGATTTTTTGGTTCACTCTTTGTTCTAGGTCGAAATATGTTCCACCTGCTACGCTCCGCCATACACAAGCCACATTGTATTTGTCTTTTAATCATTGGCATTAATTTTTTTTATTATTTTGGTGTTTTACAAAAAGAATTAAACGCTTTACTGCGACTTTATTGTTTATTTTTTTAATTTTTTCTATAATATGGAAAAGTTACTTACAGTAACTAATTAGTAACTGTTACTATACTAGTGATAGAAGCGGCCTTACAGATACACATTATAGAAGAAATAAAATTAATTCATAGTAGCCTTGCAGTACATCGTTTTATTTTTTTTGTTAAGAACATAATTTATTGAAAAATAACTACAAATAGTTATATACCCTCGTAGTAAGTTGGTAACATGGCGAAGTACGTCGGTGGCGATGACCTAATAGAAAAGTTTGCTAATGATAGGCATTTTAAGAGTGTAACTGAGTTTGCTGAGTTACTACATAATGTTGAACCTGCTAGAACTGTTCATGCATGGCGCATAGCAATAGGTAGATGGATAAAGAAAGGTAACACATATAGAAATTATGATGTTGAGCCTAATGATGAAGTTACTAATAGTAAAGTGTATTATGATAAAAGTAATGATACATATATTGTAATGATGGAAACCGTCGACGGACTTATCACAATAAAAGGTGATAAACACAGGGCTATGAAACAAGCATATTCTGATATTGGCGGTGGACTTACTATTGACGACATGGCACGTGAGTTTGAAATGCCGGCAAGTATTGTATCCGAATATGTCAAGATAAACAAATGGAAACACGGTATGCAGCCGTTTACTGATGAAGAAGTAATGGAAAACACTCTTGACGATATGGTTGAAAAGTTTTTAGATATTCGTAAAGTAGAGATAATGAAAAAGGCTGAAAGGAAAAAGTGGAAAGATATAGAGAAGCAAGCAGAAGCCTACACACAATTACGTGAGGGTTTGGCTAATGATTTCTTCTCTGTACTTAAAGACCACAAACCCGCAGCAGTAAAACGTAAACCAATGAAACATACAACAGATTACGCAGTAGTATTATCTCCTACCGACCTACACTTTGGTAAGTATGGTTGGGTTGACGAAGTAGGTCAACAATATGACTTGCAGACAGCAGAAAAAAGAGTATTAGATAAAACAGAAGAGTTGATTAGTAGACTTCCTAGTCAACCGGATAAGTTTTACGTTGGTGTAGGTAGTGATTGGTTTCATGTAGATAATGATATAGGTACTACTACAAAGGGTACAGCACAGGATATGGCTGCGACACCTGCACAGATTCTTATGCAAGGATGTGACCTTGCTAGAAAACACATCGACTTACTTAGAACAATAAGTGATGTTGAGTTAGTATTTATGGGGGGTAATCACGACAGGCACACAAGTATTATGTTGATGATGTATTTAGATGCTTACTACAAGAGTTGTGACGACGTAACTATTACAGTTAGCCCAAATATTAGACAATATGTAACTTATGGTAATAACCTAATAGGGTTTACACATGGTGACGGAAAAGTTATGAATAAACTTTCTACACTTATGGCACATGAAGCGAGAAAAGAATGGGGTACTACTGCAAATCATATGTGGTTTCACGGACATTTACACCATCAATCTGTTAAAGAAGTTGGTGGTTGTTTGATATTCCAATTACCTAGCCTAGCCGGAGAAGATAGATACCATAGTCGTAACGGATATGTTATGGCACGTGCAGGTCTTTCTGCATATATGATTGATAAAGAATTAGGTATGATTGGTAGTCTGTTTGCCCCTGTAATACATGAGTAGGTGAAAGTATGTGGACTAGTGCGAAGTGTTGGGCCTGTGGATGGACAGCATCACGTATGCAATTGTCTAAAGCAGAAAGTAAAATCTGCCCTCACTGTGGTAAGAAGGAGTTGCACCCACTATGAGTTTCAAACAAGATTTGGCTATGGAACGTAGCCGCAACTCTGTCAAGTATTTTTATGAGTGGCTTGGTTATACATGGGGTCATCATATTGGTGAATGGATGGATATTTACGGTGATAGGAAGGGTGCAGAAGTACATCGTGTTTGTATAATAGCGCCTAGAGGACACAGTAAATCAACTACTTTGAGGGTAAAACTATTACATCAATGTCTTTTTGACAAATGGAACAATAACAGACCGTTTACTTGTTGGTTAATTAGTGCTAGTAAAGATACAGCAATAAGAAGGCTACAAGAAATAAGAGACGACATGAAACGTCACCCGCAGTTATCAAGGTATCTTGACCCAAAGAAAGGTAACAAAACGGAAATACATTTCACTAATGGGGCGTGGATTATGGCTACATCAGTAGGTTCAGCAATTCGTGGTGAACACCCTGCTTGTGTAGCATTTGATGACGTGTTAGTTGACTCAGATGATATGTCACCTCACACATTACAACAATGGTTTAGAAAGGCAATCACTCCTATGCTAGACCCCAAATCATCAATATATGTTGTCGGTACTCCTATGTCTATGACAGACCTTTACCATACAGAAATGTTAGATAACCCTACTTGGAAAAAAGGTACTTGGGGCGCTATAAAAAACTATGACGAATGGAAAGCCAGTGGTGAAACAATTAAACCCGAACCACTTTGGCCGGAACATAGAAGTCTTAATTATCTCATGGAACAAAAAGCGGCTATTGGGGACTTAGAGTTTGCACAGGAGTTTTTATGCAGGGTTGTAGACGACGATGCCGCAGTATATCCTAACAATTTGATTAGAAAGGGTTTAGACATGGAGACTATATTACAAAATGACAAGTTACCTAACAATAGATATGTTCTTGGTTTTGACCCCTCACAAGGATTAGGACAAGACTACACTGTTATTGTAGTTCTTAGACAGGATGAACAGGGATTTGTCCACTTTGTAAATATGTGGAGACGTAATGACTTCCCACCGGATAAACAAGCAGACGTGTTGATTGAAATGAGTAAGAGATATTCTGCTCCTGTTGCTGCTGAAGATGTAGGTTTTCAACAACTTTACGATGCGCTCATACAACAAAAGGGCGCTATGGTAGATTATAGACCAAGCAAAGTTAGCAATAGAACACTTAAACAAGGACTGCTTAACAGATTGAGGGTTTGGTTTGAGCGTGAGATGATAATATTCCCCTATGGAAACGATGAGACTAGAAGATTAGTCGAGATACTACTTGACGAATTAAAAACTCATGCGTGGCGCGAAGGTCTTATTGTTGATTTAGGGCGACACAACGATACAGTTATGGCTTTTGCACACGCCATAGACCAATTCACATACAGAACACCCGATATGCCAGTAGTTATGAAAACTATGAAAGGTGGAGAGTGGATGGGCGGGGCTACAAAAGGTTTGCCGCGTGAAAGAACAAGTGGTGTAGGTGGGAAAATAATAAACAGGAGAGGATTTTGATGGCGGGACCGTTACCAAAGAAGAAGTTGTATAAGAGAATTGTAGAGGATTTGTACGAGGAAGGGTACTTTGACGAATGGCGTGAGACAAGCGAGATTTGCAGGGAGATAAATCTTAAAGTTCCGGCACGGTGGAGTCCTGTATATCCAAGCAGCGTTTTCAGATACATGAGACGATTACCACTTAAAGAGGAATACAAATGGAAAGGCGTAAGAAAAAGCATGATAAGGCAGTGGAAAAAAAATTGAAAAAAATATTTTTGAAAAAAATTATTTTATATAGAATGTGGTGGTAGGCTATGTGGGTCGTCGTGTTTTTTTAATTTTTGGCAACTTTCTAGATTTTGATATTTTTACCCTAAAAACACGTGTTTTAACGCCGTGTTTTTTTGTGAGTGATACAAGATTACCTAATTTTGAAAAGCGGCTCTTAAAACACGCTTAGAAGGGAAGGAAACGGCAAGCCCGAAGGCTTGCCGAATCCAACTTATTCGGTAACTCCTAGATGAGAGAAAGGAACTCTCCTAATTACTAGATTCTCTCTACCACCAACAGAGGCGGATAATGACTTGATTATGTCGTCATATGTGTCCTGTCGTGGGTCTAATCCAACTTGAACAAGACCGGAAACATTTGACCAAACTAGAGTGTATCTCATCGGCTTATTTCCACATGGTTTATTCTCGTTATTTGCTTTACATGATTTTGAACCACACTCTGAACAAGTACTAACGTATCTAGTAGCGAAATCCTTGAATCCGCCTGTCTTACCTGCTCCGGAATTAACTCGAAGAGTCTTAGTCTTACCAATGTAAACACGGCCATTTAGGTCAGTAGATAGTATGTGTGTTTTCTTTTCCATATGTAATCCGGTATTAACTGCTTGATGTAGTGATTTCGCTATATCTCCGGTTAATCTAGGTGTTGTTGATGCATCCCATATTAGGCCACAAGTAGTTAGTCCGTTTAATGGATTAACGAAACATGAACCATCTTGATGAATATGGCATGGGAATCTTAGACCTGATTTCAAATCAGATGAATGACTTCTTCTGTCTTTTTCTTGGATTTCTGATTCTGTGTTTACTACTCTACCGTTATGGTCTATGTTGTACACATTTGCTCTCCAATCACCTTGAAGTAATGAACTTCTTAACGCTGGGTGTTTGTATGAATCTGTTGAACCAAATACAACAGGAATACGAACAGTAGGTAGACCGTACTGAATCATGTTATGAATAGTACGATATTTGCTACCGTCTTTTGTGGTGATTACATCACCAAACCAAGATGATAGAACAAGTTCGTTTACTTCTTCTCCATCAAGGGCAATCTCGGTTAGGGCCTCCTTTAAGATAACACTGCGGTTCTCCATGACCTCTCAACCTATACTATACTATATCAATACCATGACCGCGATTTTAGCCTAATTTCGCACTTTTTGAAACGCAGTACAACGGTTTTATTTTTGGTACGAATACCGGAAATGACCCAAGTTTCTCCCGAACTTTTTGCATTTTTGCGACATTTTTTTGGGCCGGACACCTTTGATTTTAGGCTAATTTCGCACATTTTTTTAGCGATTTTAACGAATGTTTGATTTTGGCCTAATTTCGCACATTTCAATTAATCGTAATTTTTTTCCGGTTTCCGGTAATTTGACAACATTAATGTTTTGTAGTTTTGAACCTATTTTTATGATTTTTCATAATAACTACAAAACACTACAAAACAAAAACTACAAAACATTTCATAAAGAAAAAACTACAAAACATATGTAGTTTAAAAAATCCAAAAAAACTAGAGTTAGAAAAAACTACAAAACATATGTATCCAAAAAATAGTTGCCCCGACCATGTTGCAGCATGGCCGAGGACTTGGGCTTTCGTTGTTTGGCATCTATTGTAAATAATCTCGTACTTCAGTTTGCGGCCATACTATCGGATGAGGGATATGACCTTCATCTGAATAATCTAAGGATGCGGCTAATGTTTGTATCAAGGCGATAACTTGCTGTTTCTGTAAGTATATCAATTCGTGTCCATCTTCACTACCTACGGTGATTACTAGCATTCCTTTTATGCCATATGAACCTCTTTTGACTGATAATTCACCCGTAGGGTAATCTAGTAAGTCAGAACCACAATATACTCTTTCTTGTGTTATTAATTCAGTACCCATTTAGTCACCTCCTTGGCATCGGCAAGGGCGGTCATCGAGGTCATAGACTTCAAGGACGCAACCTTCCTCTAGGTATTCAATTGTTATTAGCGGGCGTGTTGGTGTGTATTTGCAGACCATGAGCAGCCGTCAGCACGATTACTAATAAGATGTCCGAAACTACAAATCTTTTGTTTTGTAGTTTTGATTTAGACCACATTAATAACTACAAAACAATAACTACAAAACACTACAAAACAATAACTACAAAACAATTGTAGTTAAAAAATAGAAAAAAGGTCTAGGTTAAAAAAACTACAAAACAATTGTAATCCAAAAAAAAGAAGGGGGGGATATACCCCCCAACTTTTTTAGTATTTCGGGCCTTCACTATACCAACCTCTACTGTATCCGCTAGGGTCATAATGTAGAGGGCATACACCATCAAATCTGAATGACGCATCACTATTAATATGTGTAATATGATAATCAGCGTCGGCCATAGCCTCATAGAATATATCAATCTCTTCTTGAGTCATGTGTGCGTGGTCTCTCGTCCATTTTTCTTCGGCTTTTTTTTCCGCCTTACGTTCACATTCAGGACAGTCATAGTCGTAAGTTCTGTCCCATTGACAAGCACAAACACCTTCTCTTTCATCCCATATCATATCGTATTTGAAGATAATATCTTCTAACTTACTTAATTGCTTAAGTGATAGATTCCATCCTCTATCTTTTGCCTTAGACATACTTTCTAAGAAACCTATTTCCCAATCGTTGAACATTTCAGTATCAGGATAAGGTAAATTATCAAAGGCTTTCTTTTGTCGTTGGCTTTGTGTCAATTTACTAGGTATTTCGACACCTTCGTCATCGGGGGGGCGCATTTCCCCGATAAACTGGCCTATCATTTCGTTCCGCATTTCGTCATCATATACAACGAGCATTATACTCGCTAGTAGGGCTACTATTAGCATCTCCATGACTTTGCTACTCAAGCATTACTTATAGTCTTGTCGGATATTTATTTTGTAGTGTTTTGTAGTTTTTTACGGATGTATTTGTTTTGTAGTTTTCACAATACCTATACTGAATAAGTAATAACTACAAAACACTACAAAACAATTTTAAGCAATAACTACAAAACATTTTAGGAACTACAAAACAAAAACTACAAAACAAAAACTACAAAACAAAAATAAAAACTACAAAACATTTCCAAAAACTACAAAACAAAAACTACAAAAGAAAAACTACAAAAAACTACAAAACTTTTCATCTTCAAAAAAAAAGGAAGGCCGAAGCCCCCCAATTTTTTTTCATTCTTCCTCAACAATTATATCCTCAAGAAAGTCCATTTTTACATCTTTTTCATATGTAAATAGATTCATGGTAGTTTTTCTACCATCACCGTTACAGGTGACTTCAAGGACTTCAAAGCCCTCAAAGATTTTTCGTCTTACTGTTATGCTTTTAACTCCAAATACGTCTACACTTGTACGCATATATGACCCTAGAGGTGTTCCCTTTTAAACATTAAGAAACTACAAAACATTTTGTAGTTCATCAAGAATCTTACAATAACTACAAAACATTTACATGGGTTGTGAAAACTACAAAACATTTGAAGTTCCAAAAAATCCAAAAATCTGAAAAATCCAAAAAACTACAAAACATTTCTAATCCAAAAAAGAAGGGGCATATAGCCCCAACTTTTTTTCATACCGGCCCGAGTTTTTTGCCTAGAAGAGGTGTTTCTGCCAGTGTTTGCCATCCTATATCATCACATAGGTAGAATACTCCATTGATTGAAATAACGTCGTTTACAGACATAGATGTATGAGTTCCTACATCCTGTACCCATCCTTGAAGATGTCCCCATTTTGGTTGATTATTGTTGTCAAATCCAGCAAGTATGTTCGTATCATAATCATTCATCATTCTAAAGAATGTGTGTAGTATTTTTTGGTCTGGTTCTTGGAAGAATGCATCAGAATTACGGATGTTATCTTCAATCATGTCGGTAATACCGAAGGAAGGTACTTGATGCCAATTATCCTTGACTTCTTGTACTGAGGGATATATTCTTTGGAAGAATCCTTCCGCATCAATATCTGTATATTTATTACAGAAATGATGTCTAGCGGTATAATATACCTCTATGACGGGCGTTTTCGGGCAAGCATCATCAGACTTGTTCTGTGTCTCCATGTATCCTGAGACATAGACTACCCTTATTAATGTAGCGATTTTTAATTTGTAGTGTTTTGTAGTTTTTGTAATTTTTTGCGGCAGCACGATTAACTACAAAACATTTTGTAGGCTCTTGGTTTTCTTCTACAATCTTGTAAAACTACAAAACATTTAACTACAAAACTTTTACGACAAAAAAACTACAAAACTTTTACGACAAAAAAAAGGGCGTTACCACCCAATTTTTTTTACCAACAATCATCGGACATACAATAATTCATAAAATCATCTCCGCCATACGGGTCATTCCTAATTGCTTCTTGCTGAATTACTACCTCGCAAGCCGGACAATATTTTCCGTGATATTCTTTTGGCATTTTTCTGTTACATTCTTTGCACTCTTTCTCCATGTTTAGACGTTGAGGTGTTTGTTTAAGAAGTTATCGAAACTACAAAACATTTTGTAGCCTTACACTTAATTATTACATAAACTACAAAACATTTTCTTTCCAAAAAACTACAAAACATTTTCTTTCCAAAAAAAAGGGCGTTGCCACCCAATTTTTTTTCATCCGTAATAAACTTTCGGTACTCCCCATTCTGCGGTGTATTCTAACCATCTTTTAAGGTCTGCTGTCAATTCTACATCACAGATTAATTCAACGCTGGTTGTGTAGTATCCGGTAACAATATCATTGTCAATTGTTTTTGGTGTTGGTGTGTTGTCTGTGCCTTCTCTAAGATATATTTTATTAATACGTCTGATGTCATCGTCAACGTGATATACACGTTCTGTCTCTTCATAACCCATTCTGATGTTGAATGGTGGTGAAGGAACAAATTGTTCCGGTGCATCCTCATAATGCCGTTTTTTCATACTGTCGGCCAAGTACATTCCATAGTCATTTAATTTTAGGGTCTTTGTCTCCATGTACCTCGGATTGTATCTTAGTATATAAGGATGCCGTTTTAGCAATCTGGATGTTTTGTAGTTTTTGTTTTGTAGTTTTTCACCACAATTATTGAGATAAGGAACTACAAATCATTTTGTAGCCTCTACTGGATTAGTAACAATAACTACAAAACGTATGTAGTTAAAGGGAGTGTGCTTATAGCACGTACTCGCCTTCCCATCCGCAATTTTCACAATAGCATTCTTCATAACTGCCGATATATGCTCCTGTAATTCGTATTTCTGTTCCGCAATGGTTACATTCATCCTCGTACTCCATATTAAGACCTAACAGAGCATTGCTTAAGAGGTTTTCGGAACTACAAAACGTTTTGTAGGTATTACTGTGTATCATGTTTGTATGGGGCTAGTACCCCACCATACATCCGGTTGTTGATTTACCGAGCCGATTTGAACTAAGTTAAAGCCTCTTGCAGTCCAAAGGCTATTACAGCGTGAGCATATGGCCAAAAAGGGAAACTCATACTTCACTCGTTCACTTGTTTTGCATACAGGGCAGGTTAATAGTTCTTCCATGAACAGACGTAGAGGTGTTTCTTTAAGAACTTATTGGAACTACAAAACATTTTGTAGTTTTATGTAGACTACAATCGAACCTCGAAAAAACTACAAAACATTTATGATTGCGAAAAATCCAAAAAACTACAAAACATTTAGAATTAAAAACCCCTTGAGGACTTACGCCTTTCGGCTGCCTCAATGGAGTCGTCTTACCAATTTTGTATGATAAACTTATTTTCATCGTAATAATTAATTAAGATAGTGTTGTTGCTTATTTCTTCTTCATAATTATCCTCGGTGTATTGTGTATCATATGCGTTATTGTATTCTTCAAGGGTGTACTCTGAAAAGTCGCAGCATAACGCTATAACATCAAGTTCAAACTCAATACCGCAATCATCTTCAAGGTCAGTCAAATACTCAAAGAGGGCAAACCGGCCCGCCCTTGAGAAATTATCCCCTCTGTTCATCTCGTCAAAACTTCTTACGAAGTCATATTCATTTACATTCCGTTTCATTTTTTTGTCTCCTGCCCCGTTTGGGCTGTACTACTCTCGTCGTGCTTCCCTCTTAAACCTTTCTAAACTACAAAACATTTTGTAGTTGTTGGTATTTTGGTATATGAAAACTACAAAACATTTGTAGTTATGAAAAAGTCCTATTTTTGTAGGATTCCAAAAACTACAAAAGGTGTGTAGTTAAATCACGTACCCCCATTTCTCTTCATCGGTTCTCTTATTCCAAATCCTAACATAATATTGTTCATATGCCTTATCCCAATACATATGTATTACTTCCCATTCTTCATCGTTTACTTGTTGGCTTATGGACTTCACTTCTTCTTCCATGACTATCCTAATAGGGGTCACTATAAGAAGTTTTCTAAACTACAAAACATTTTGTAGTTATGGTCGTGGGTCGTGGGCGGAAACTACAAAACAAAAACTACAAAACACTTGTAGTTATGAAAAAGCCCTAAAATTGTGTGATTCCAAAAACTACAAAACACTTGTAGTTGTGCGATTTCAAAAAAACTACAAAACAGCGAGAGGGCTGTGAATGTGAGTAAGTACAAAACTACAAAACCTTTAGAGTTCCAATAACTACAAAACCCTCTGTAATTAAATATAACTTCAAACCCGTCTTTACGATTTTACATTAGAGTCATATTATTTTTCCCTCAAAACTACAAAAGGTATTCTAGTGTGATAACTACAAAATATCTGTGGGGGTCGCAACGAAGTAGTTAAGTAGTAAGTAGTGTTCCGAAGATACATGAACAAGATAGCGTACCACAAAAAACAGATGGAATTAGCCCGTCAAGATATGGCTAAAGGCATCAAATATTCTAGTAGAAGATTAGGCGGCCATACTACTCAATATCGTAGATTATGTCGCCTTGCAGGTATTCCGGTCATAGTTAAAACTACGACAAAAGTAACTCCTGTAATCGGCAAACCATGTCGCTACAAAGCCTGTAAAGGTCGCAATCATAAAATGCATGGCGAAAAATGTCCTGTTGCATCAGCAAGAGGTAAAACAGGCGGTCAGAATGGTGATGGTGACAGTAAAAAACGTCTAGGTTCTTCTAATGGAAATTACAGAGATGTAAGACCTTGTGGTTGCCCTTTGAGGCAGCATAAATCTACTTGTCATCTTGCTAAGCCAATGTGTTCTTCTAAGGTAAAACTAACAATGGCAACAAGAACTACAAGAAGTATTCTTAACATAAAAGAAATATCATGGATAGAAAAAGCAATTCCTGTAAGTACAGTTGCTAACTATCTAAATGGAGTAACAGGTGTCTGTTCTTCATGCTCAAAAAATATTCCCGCGAACAATGCAAAAAAGGTTCACAAAGATGATGTATTTCAAAATCCTGTGAGAGTAATATGTGACGCTTGCGAGGCATGAACGACAGGTTTAAGAGTGAAGGCTAGGTGGAACAAATATGAAGATACCAAAATACTACGATTACGAATATTATGTAGGCGACCCTTGTTATGTTATAGATGATGAAAGATGGAGTCTTTTCTGTGACAAATTATGGGCTGCTGAAGAAAGAGAAAGAGAAAGACAGAAGTTACATCCCGAAGAAAGTTATGACGATTTAATATTCCCTTTGTTTGTTGATTGGGAAACTAAACAAGGACTTACTTTTAGCATAGAAGTATGGAATAGTCCTAGTGGTGATGGTGAATGGCACTTTAGCCCTCATGCACAAAAAAAGCACGGTTGGATAGCAGGGAAATCAATGCCTGTTGATGCGGGTATTCTTGCGGTTGTACCAAAAGGTGCTATTGAAAACACAAGAATGATGGTAGATAATGATGACATAAAAAGTCTAAGAGAGTTAGGAATGTTATTCAGCAGAAACCCAATCTTAGAAACTTCAGAATATATAGTTGGTTATGTTCAATTGAATGGTGAAGAAGAAGATAACGTAATTTACTGTGACAATTGCGGGGATTATTTAATTAGCGAATATGATATAATATACAGCGATTGTGGTTGTAGTCAAGGTTGTTATTCTTGCTTTGAAGAATGCGAAGATTGTTACGAAGAAGAATGAGTTGGGTTAATCACCCTCTCATTTTTTTATCATAATAATAACAACTACAAAACATATTACAGGAATACAGAAACTACAAAACATTTACGCTTGGGTAGCAGGTACGATAACTTTAAGTGTGTATGCTTCTAGGGCTGTTTACATGACAATGAGAAGCATGATGGCGGCTATTGGCCGCTTTGGAAAAGAAGCACATGGAACGACTGCCGAAGAGGTCTTGGCTAACGCCGGACTAAACTTCGATGTGGCTATTGAGCCACTATATACCTCTAAAGGTAAACCGATTAGGTCTAAGTTTAATCGAGTCTTTAGAACTGACAACGACACAACACTAGGTGTTGTCGGTAAAACGTATGTACCAATGCAAAATGATAGACTATTAGGCATTGCTAACGAATTAGTACAACGTGGACAGATTGATTGGGATAGAATTGGTATGGTTGGAGAAGGAGAGAAATTATTCGCATCTTTCAAATTGCCGGAAGGATTTACAATACAAGGTTGGGATTCAGTAGACCAATACATTTACCTTACAAATACACACGACGGTAGCGGCGGAATTAGAGTAATTCCTAGTAACGTAATTATCGGATGCTCTAACCAATTTAGT